GCTGCAGGTAGCACATCAGGCCAACGATGTAGTCAATGTCCTGCGCCGTAAAAAGCACGGAGGTCTGGTAGTTGATTTCCTGTCGCGTACAGGCATTTGCAAACGCCACCAGCAGCGCTCCGGCACCACAAGCACAATCGTTGACGGAGATCCAGCCGTCCCGCTCTATACGCGCTTGGAGGTCTGTGCCGGTGATCTCAGCCATCATGCGGCAGACATCATAGGGCGTGAAAAACTGCCCAGCGTGGTCATTGCCCAAATCCAGTGCCATGTAAAGCTCGCCGAGAAAGTCCTGATCTGGATTGAAATCCATACCGATCACGACCTCTTGGAGCATCTGCGAGAATTTGAGCATTTCTTCGGGCTTGTACTTTCCGGCAATCGTCATATACGTCTTTTCACGCTCGGCAGCGTGGCTCCGGTCAACGGTATTTGAGATCGCGATTGCGGCGAGTGTTATGAAATCTTGCCAGATTTCCCAGCGTCCATATCGGCCGCAGAGGGAGTTGAAGATCTTTACAAACTCCGTCTGATGGGTGCTTTTCAGATTGTGCGGCACGCTTCTTCCTATGGCTTATTCCTCCGTCTGCGCCGGTTCAGGCGGTACGATGGAACGCTTGGTGACTTTGCCCTTGGTGGACTCGACGCCAGCATCGAAGCCGCGCCGGTAGATGCGATAGAGGTATTTCGTCAGGTCTTCACGGTTCATGTGCTTGATGGTTTTGTAATCATCCCGTTTGAGCAGAGGCGGGTTCTGATTATTCATCGTCTGAGCCCTCCACATCGTCCGGCTCGTCGGTAGGAAGGACTTCGCGCGGATTCGAGCCAGCGTACGGGCCAACGATGCCGTTTTCCTCCAGCAGCTCCATGATGCGGGCGGCGCGGGCATAGCCGACGTTCAGGCGGCGCTGGAGGAGAGAAACCGTCGCCTTGTTTTCCATGCGGACAACGCTGACAGCCTGATCGTAGAGGTCATCATCGGCGGCGCCAGAATTGTCGGCAGTATCGCCGAGTTCATCATCCGCGTCCTCCAGCTCGTTTACGTCATCCATTTCAGCTTCTGCTTCCTCATTGATGCCTTCCGCGTCTTCCTCGTATTCATCGTCTGCGGCTTCTTCCTCGCTGATGACTGGCATCATGCCAGCGGCAAGCGAGTGCTTTTCCAAGACGTCCTTGAAGAAATACTGCTGCCAGTATGTAATCATCTTCATCAAGATCGATTCGATCTTGGTGCGGAGCGTTTTTGAGATCGTAAACGTGCCGCCGGTGACGCGCGTTTCAAGCGAACCGTCTTTGAAGATCCACATCATTTCGGCTTCGGGGCTGATATAGCCTGCTTCCTCAACCGCTTCTAGCATGGAAATCTGTGCGTCCATGCCCTGAATCGGGCGGATGATGAAGATGATGGGGTAGCGGTCTTTGAGGAAGCGATAGGTCAGATTGTGTTCGTCACAAATACCCTGCATTTTCTTGGCTTGCGCTTCATATAACGTGATTTCACTCATTGTAAATACTCCTTTCGTTGTCAGTCGAGCAAGAACAGCGTTCCATTCCAAGCTGTCTTCACTCTGTAATTTTGTAGATCGGTTTCTTTTACGTACTTTCGGCCGAACAACGTTTTCATGTTCTGCCAGTCGCTCCAAGGGATTTTGTAGACCTCGCCGGTCGAGAAACCGGCAACGACGAAGCAGCGAGCGCCGAGCTGCTGGTGCCTGTCCATGTAGGCCGCCTGAATATCCAGAACGCGATCCTGCGTCAGACGGTCCGTGGACGTGAATTTGGCTTCGATCAGGATTGTCCTGCCGCCCTTGAGCGTGCCTTTGTAGTCAACCTGCGCTTTCTTGGTGTAGCAGGCCAAGAAGCGACCGTTGCCCTCTGGCTTGATAACTTTCATCGGCTCAGGCGTCTTTTCGATCACTGCATAGCCGCGGCCGCTGTAGTAATCGAAAGAGCCGTCAAGCCGCTGCTCGAAATACTGGCCCTTCTGGCGGGCGATTTTGCCGAGAAGCTGTCTTTTCGGGTCTTTTGCCATGGCTGCCTCCTAACCCACGCCGAAGTAAATGCCGTCGCAGTAGATCACTTCGGAACCCTGCTTGTACTCGGAGCACCAAATATAATTGCCATCGAGGTCGCTGTGATGCCCTTCGAGAACGTCGGCCGCAATGTCCCACGCTCGCTGCACGGCGGCGGCTTCGCCCGGCTCGCTTGCCTTATCAGGCCAGACGATTCCGGTCACGGAGAGCAGCCCCCATTGCAGACCGTATTTGTTGTCCATCAGAACGCCCTCGATGGTATCGGGGTAGCGAGGATCGGCCACGCGATTCAGAACAACGTCGGCCACACGATAGCGGCACATATCGCACACATCGTCGCCGCCGGCTTCCTGATAGATCACAATGGCAAGGCGCTCCCAGTCCTCTTTGTCCTGGCACTCGAAGCCGCCTCTCCCGCAAGGCTCGCTGTTTGCCTCTTGTGGAGGCTCTGGCAGATCGTATGTACTGGGAATATCGGCGGTTTCGTGTTCAACTTCCGCGAAGGCTTCGGCCTCCAAGCGGCTCTGGTAGGCCGCTTCGTCAAACGTCGGCGAAATTGTCACGGCAGCAACGGGTGTATTTTCGGTTTCACGCGGCATTGCAACCGCAAGCACCAGCGCGGCGAGCAGAATCAGCGCCGCCAGAAGAACAACCGTAGGCAGGTTGCGCCTTGCCCATCTTTTCATATCCTCATCCTCCATTCTCATTTCCGTCGCCGAGCGCAAATTGCTGCGCGACGCTGGAAATCATCTGTTTTATGTCTGACGGGAGCGCCATATACTCCCGATCGCTCTTGATGCGCACCGTGTAGGAGCGCTGAAAGTTGGAAGCGACCACGCTTTGCACTGTTTCGGCGTTCATCATGCCCCATTCCCGAAGCTGCTGCGGTG